TACCACCATTGGTTTCAAGCCTTAAAGGTCGCGGTCGTTTAATCTATCGCGCTTGGGCTAAAGACCAAGGCAAAGCCGAGGGTGCAACAATGAAAGCCATCGATAAAGCCATTACCCAATTTAGGGCAGAGGCTGCTAAAGGAATTGGAAAGGCAGCGTAATGGCAGCACCAGTACAAGAGACGATTTCCATTGGGTCAAAGGCAGACACCCGTGGGTTTAAGAAGGCTGAAACAGCCGCCGCTAAGTTAAACAAGACACTTCGAAACCTTGGCTTAGCCCTTGGCACAAGTGCATTGGTTTCGTATGGCAAGGCAGCCGTCAAGGCTTTCGCAGCTGACGAAGCAGCAGCCAACCGTCTTGCAACTGCAGTCGATAACCTTGGTCTTTCATTCTCTCAAGTTCAAGTTAAAGACTTTATCTCAAATCTTGAACAGAGCGCAGCCATCGCAGATGATGTCCTGCGCCCAGCCTTCCAAGGTCTATTGACAACAACCGGATCATTAACCAAGTCCCAAGAACTTCTCAACAATGCAATCCAAATCTCGAGGGCAAGCGGTATCGACTTGGCTACCGTGGCAACGGACCTCGGTAAGGGTTATGTAGGGATTACTCGCGGACTTACAAAGTACAACACAGGCTTAACCCGAGCAGAGATTACGACCAAATCATTTAATGAGATTTTAGGCATCATGCTGGCCCGTTCAGCCGGTGCAGCTCAGGATTATCTAACAACGACTTCTTACAAGATGGAAGTTCTAACAGTTGCAGCTGGTAACGCTCAAGAAACAATCGGAGCGGGTCTAGTAGATGCCTTCGCCAAGATTGGCGGCGGGTCATCAGCTACTGACGCAGCAAAGACAATCAATGACATCGCTAAGTCAATTAACGCCATGACCCAAGCAGTTGGAATTGCCGTTGGCGGGTTAGTTAAACTCTACAGAGCCTTTGATTACGTTGGAAGCCTTGGCGGTTTATTGGGTGAGAACGGTTCTTTATTTAACCAGTTCCAAGACAAGCCAAATACCAACCGATCTAAATCACCTGCTGGAACAGCCCAACGCACAGCCCAACAACGCCAAGCGGAAGCGGCAGCAGCCAAGCGCGCTAAAGAATTAGCAGCCCTTCAAGCAAAGCAGGTTAAGTCTCAGAAGGCTTTGACTGATGAGCAAAAGAAGCAGAACGTTTTAAAGAAGGCTGGGACAATCTTTGACCTAGAGCAGATTCAATTAATTGCTGCGCTTCAGGGTAAATTATCTGATGAGGATCGCAAGCGCGTAGAACTCCAATTTGCTTTAATAACTGGCAATGTATCGGAAGCCAAAAAACTGACCGCCGAAATAGCAGCGGCCCAAGGATTAAGCAAGGATTTAGCTGGCTATCTCGCAAGCCTTCCAGATGCTAAGAATCCTTTTGCTTCATGGGGTAAATATTTAGATGATTTGGCAAAGAAGGCTTCCCTGATTGTTACAGGAGATCCTAATTTTAATAGTTCGCTTGGCTGGAATAACAACCCTTCATTTCCTGAGATACCTGAGGTTCCAGTGACAAATGTGACACCATTCCCTAGATCAACACCAGGCAGTTTCCGCAGAGCAGAAGAGGCTTCAAACGCATCAGGACCAATTCAGGTTGTTGTACAGGTTGATGGAAAAGCGATTGCTTCGGCACTTCAGGATACTTCGATGTCAGGCATCCCTTCGTCAATTAACAGAACCTATGGAAGTTTCGCTGGTCGATGACATTACCTGCCGAAATATCCGTATCCTTTGACTTTAGCTCTGGAGCGACTTTCGGCTACCCATTTACCATCGGCGATGCTAAATATGGCGTCATTGGCACAGGCACGCTTGGTTCGACATCAGTGCCGCTTCCGGTTGTTGATTTAACTCCACAAGTCCGCAACATAACCATCAATCGCGGCAGAGACATCCAGAGCGACACATATACAGCCGGAACAGCAGTTGTGCGCATTATCGATCCCGAGTCACAATTCAACCCACAGAACACTTCCAGCCCTTATTACGGCTATTTAGTGCCTTTGCGCAAGGTTCGTATCGCAGCTACTACAGCAACCACTCAGGAATTTTTATTCTCAGGTTATACAACTGAGTATCGCTATACATACGACCAAGCCGAACAAATGGGTTATGTTGATATTTATGTTGCTGACGCTTTTCGCTTGTTCAACTTGGCTCAAATTACAACAGTTGCAAGTTCGGGGGCAGGTCAGACAACTGGCACACGCATAGGCAAGATTCTAGATCAGGTAGATTTTCCAACCAATATGCGCACAATCGCTACTGGCCAATCTCAATGTATTGCAGATCCAGGAACTCTTCGAACAAGCCTTAACGCAATAAAAAACGCAGAGTTCTCAGAACAGGGCGCTTTCTTTATTAACGGTTCTGGCACAGCAGTATTTAAGGACAGAAATTCTGTTGCTTCATCTATTTATGGGACTCCAATTGAGTTTAATCAGACCACCGGTATCCCGTACCGAAACCTTGTGTTTGCCTTTGATGACAAATTGATTATCAATCAAGCGCAGATGACCCGTTATGGCGGGGCGGCGCAGTTCGCAGAGAACGCAGCCAGCATTGCCCGGTACTTCCCTCACCAGTACAGCGCACAAGACTTGGTTATCGATACTGATGCCAATGCCCTTAATATCGCTGCCACGTACGTAGCCACTAGAGCTGAGACAACTATCCGCATTGACCAGATGACTGTTGATTTACTAGACACTGCCGTACCAACAATGTCCAACCCGACGGAAGCACAATTGTCAAGACGTTGCAGGTACAGGGATTATCGTGGAATATCAGCCCTAACAGCATGACCGTTACAGTTACAACACTTGAGCCCATAACCGATGGGTTCATTCTTTCAAGCTCTGAGCGCGGTATAATTGGCGTATCAGCGATGACTTGGTAATAGGAGATATAAATGGCAGCAGGACAAGGATTTATTGAATTTGCGACAGGAGACGTCTTAACGGCTGCTGCCGCTAACGGCTATCTAGCCTCTCAGGTCGTCATGGTATTTGCTGATGCGGCCGCTAGAACTGCTGCAATCACCAGCCCACAAGAGGGAATGATCTCTTACCTCAAAGACACCAATTCTACTGAGTATTATTCAGGCTCAGCGTGGGCGGCTATTGGTGGCGGCGCTACAGGTGGCATGACACTCCTGCAGACTGTCACCTTGTCAGGCACTTCAACAACCACATCAAGTTTCAGCACAGCCTATAAGAGCTTAGTGCTTCACTTCTATGGAGTCACCACAACTATTAACGGATCAATCAATCTCCGAGTAAATAGCAACACAGGCAACAATTATGGAGATGCTTACCTCAGCGACTCAAATACTACTTTCTCAATCAACGCACCTGCTTCATCGGTCAGAATCCTTGATTACAACACATCAGGAACTAACTATTCATCTGGAACAGTAGAGATTCCTCAATATGGAAACACAAGCGCAACAACAAAAGCATTTATCTCCCATCAAACAAACACAGCCGCACGTCGCACATTTAACATCGGCTACATCACAGAATCATCAGCAATCAGCACCCTTACATTCCTGACTGGCTCAACCCCAACAATGGGCGGAACAGTCCTAATCTACGGAGTAAACTAATGTCAAAGCCAATGGTTAGAATCTACACAGACGCAGAAAACTTTATTGATCGTGAAATGAACGATGAGGAATTCGCGCAATGGGAAAAAGACAAGGCAGCAACCGACGCGGAATTAGCTCAGATTGACGCCAAGGCTGAAGCCAAAGAAGCTGTATTGGCTAAACTTGGTCTTACAGCTGATGAAGTAGCTGCTCTGCTGGCATGAGTTGGAAACTTTGCAAGGCTGGACAACAGCTAAGGCAGCAGATAGATGATTCTTACCCAGACAGAGATCGCACCTCGGATGGGGTTTTGGGGGACATCCGTCATCAATCACGTCCTTCTGACCACAATCCTGATAAACAAGGTATCGTCAGAGCCATTGATATTGACAGGGATTTGGCTGGAAAGAAAAAGCCTGACCTCATGCCTGACCTTGCGGATCAGATTCGACACGCAGCAAAGTCTGACAAACGCATTGCTTACATCATATTCAACGGAAAAATTGCTTCCTCTCGCATGGGGTGGCGTTGGCGAAAGTACCGTGGAATTAATCCGCACTCTGCGCATTGCCATATTTCTTTCACTAAGCAAGGCGATTCAGATGATTCGTTCTTTAATATCCCGATGATAGGCGGCACAGCATGAACATGAAGCACCCAGCAGTAGTTTCTCTTGGAGCGTTCCTAGCAGTATGGGGTACAACCTCAAACTTTGCTCTGGACTATCGCTCAATCCTTGGCTCTATCGTCGCTGGCGTATTCGGTTACGCATCTCCTAAGAAATGACCGCACAGGACTTTGCGGCAATTGCAGTCGCTATCATCACAGTTCTCGGCGGCGTTGCAGCTTATGTCCAGTTCATGATTAAGCATTACCTATCGGAACTTAAACCTAATTCTGGTTCAAGCATTAAGGATCAGGTTTCTCGACTTGAATCGCGTGTCGATACAATCATTGAACTGTTAGGTAAGTAACACTTATCTCATGGCAAGAAAGCGACCGGTCATAGACCTCGATACATATAACGCTCTTGATGCCTATGCGATAGCGCTCAACGAGTTCTATAAGGCTTTGCGTAAAGCCGGATTCTCTGAGACTCACGCCTTCTGGATTCTCTCAGATCGCGACAGTTTCCCTGATTGGCTCATTCCCAACTTGCCTAATCGCATCGACAATATCCCCTATGAGGACGACGACGAGGATTAAATGAAACGTACGGTAGTAATTCCTGATCTACAGATTCCCTACCATGACGCCCATGCGGTCTCTAATATAGTTAGATTCCTAAAGACCTTCAAACATGATTCAGTTGTAATCCTTGGCGATGAGCTAGACCTTCCACAGGTTAGCCGTTGGGAAGAGAACAAGATGGGCTGGTTCGCTCAGACCCTAGACGACGACCGTAATGAGGCTATCGAGATTCTCTGGTCTTTGACCCAGTATGCCAAGGAAGCCCACGTCACGCGTAGCAATCACACTGATCGCTTATATAACGTCATCATGCGCAAGATACCCGCCTTCTTAGCTCTACCCGAGTTGAAGTACGATAAATTTATGAAGTTCGACGAGATTGGCATCGAGTACCATCGTAAGCCATACGCTATCGCCAAGGGCTGGATAGCCATTCATGGGGACGAGGGTGCGCTTAACCCTAACGCGGGGCTTACCTCGCTGGGCTTGAGCCGTAAGATGGGTCTAAATGTTATCTGCGGGCATACGCATCGTGCTGGCCAGAGTGCCTTTTCTGAGGCTTCAGGGGGCGTTTTAAGACGAGTTCATCGTGGAGTTGATGCCGGACACCTGATGGACATCAGAAGGGCGCATTACGTCTCAGCGCCTAATTGGCAGCAAGCCTTCCAGATTATGACCGAGGACGAGCGCGGGGTTCAGATTGACATGATTAACATAGAAAAGGACGGTACGTTCATTGTCCACGGCAAGCGGTACGGGCGAGTTCGCTAGTCCCTATTTTGAGGACGAGGACCCGTCTCAAATCGTTATCGTTTCGTTATCTAAAAAAGGCGGCTGTCGCATAAGGCTCATGTAAAGTTCTACTCGTAAAGGGAGATTCCCAATACGAAAGGGGCTCAAAATGTTATCTACGATGGTAGAGGTCGAACAAGACTTCGAAAGACTTACCGAGACATCAATGCTTTTCAAGGAATCTGATTGGGAAGCCCAAGACGGTCGATTCACAGACGGCGTGGTTGATTACAGTCATAAGTGCATCTATTGGTTCGAGCGTTACTCAGATATTGTACTGGCTAAGGCTTTGCTCAAAGGCATGGGAGAGGCTTACACGGTTCTCTATGACACAGCTGTAGATCAGTGGGTTATTACTTCAACCTACGCAACAGAAAGTTGGAGATAATGACTGTCCTACAATTAATTTTATTGCTATCGCATGGACTCATTGGAGTCATTTGCTACACAGACGGAAAGCGCACAGGTTACCTTGAGGGTCGCAAGGCGGTCCGCAAGCACTATGAGCGACTTCAACAGGTTAGCCGATGAACGCCCGTGATTACCTCAACGAAGCGCGAGCTACTATCCAAGACCGAGGACTTGATTACGGTCACCCATCGGACAATATGCAAAGGACCGCAGCACTCTGGAGCGCATACCTCGAAATGCCAATTACAGATTATCAAGTGGCGATGTGTATGGCACTGGTCAAAATTGCAAGGTCAATGGAATCTGCAAAGCCAGACCATTACATCGATCTCTGTGGGTACGCCTCGATAAGTGGACAGCTGCATACTGAGGAGAATGAATTATATGTGTGATGAATCTTGCCCGTGTTTCTACTTTGGCTCATGCCCTAACGATAAGGATGATGAATAATGTTTAATTTACAAGATTACGAAACTGTTGCTGATCGCGTTAAACGATTCCAGAAGGCGCACCCAGTTGGTCGCATTGTTACGGAAGTTGTGAACCTAGACCACGTTAAAGGCGAGGTATTGGCTAAGGCTTCTGTTTATCGCGAGCACGAGGATACGGTTGCAGCTGGAGTTGATTACGCTTTTGGGGTTGCATCTACTTACCCACAATCAATGCGTAAATTTTATGTCGAGGATACGATTACAAGCGCTGTGGGTCGCGCGTTAAGCCTAGTTCTCGAAACTAATCAGAAGCCTACTCGTGAGGACATGCAGAAAGTGAAAGCCCACGAGGAAGTAAAGACACAGGTAGAACAGGTCAAGGCAAAGATGGCTGAGACCGCTAAAGAATACGTCCCAGTAGAAGCAGAGGCAGATCCATGGACTCAGAACTTCGCAGCTCCAACAACGACAATCGAGCAAGCAGTCGAGATGGTGAGGGATGTCCTTGGTGGCACGCCAGTGGACGAGAGTTGCAAGCATGGTGCGCGTGTATGGAAAACAGGAACTTCTAAAGCCGGTAAGCCTTGGGGTCATTGGAAGTGCAACATCTCAAGACAGAACACTCAAGATGAGCCATGCGAGCCAATCTGGTACGAGATTGATAAGGAAACAGGTCAATGGAAGCCACAGGTTAAACGCTAATGGGACATATTGAATTCTTGAACCAGGATAACGAGTGGGAACGCTTCCCAACAGAGGAAGAGGAAGCCAACCTACGAGCTAACGCTGAGGCATTAGAGGAGTTGGGTTACATGTTGATTTGTCAGTTATGTAATGTCGCTCCAACATGGATGCAAATTAGAAAGCGTTGGATTGCTAAAGAGTGGACTTGCGATAAGTGCCACACAGTAAATTCTGCTGGGCGTGCATGACACGACACAGAAAAGACCGAGGCTTTCGTACTGAGCGCGTAGTTGTCTCCTATCTACAAACTTGGTGGAGAAGCGCAAGCATCGGAAGGGGTGCGGGCAAAGACGTTCATCAAGTCCCGTTCGACTTGGAAATCAAAGCTCGCTCAACGTTCGCACCCCTAGCATGGATTAAACAGGTGGAGAAAAGGTCGCAAGGCAAAGAGCTGAGCGCCGTGGTGGTCAGAATGAATGGACAAGGAGAGGATGCGTCTCAGTATCTTGCCTTCATGAGATTTCAAGACTTGGTTAATCTACTGCTAAAGGCAGGTTACGGGGATTTAACGACGGATACTGATAAACTTGAACCTGAGAGATGCCAGCAATGCGGATCGTGGAAGTTTATAAACTGCCCATGCCGCACCTGCGCCCTATGTAAGGAGAAGTAATGGCAGACGATTGGTATACGCCTAAGTGGGTATTTGATAGCCTAGGCGTTGAGTTCGATATAGATGTCTGTTCGCCCGTAGGTGGCACAGGTCTAGTCCCAGCTAAAAAGTTCTATTCCATCGAGGATGATGCTT